GTGACATGATTCCAGCCAAAGCGTATTTGGCACATTGGGGATTGATCTTTCCACCCAATCAGTCAGTGTATCGACACTTGGCGATCGGTGAAGAAGTCGGCAAGGCATACACGAATGCTATCAAGGAGATCTTGGCGAACCCGGATCTGAGCCAATGGGAATACATTTTGACGATGGAAAATGACAACTTGCCACCACAAAATGGCGTACTCAAATTGATCGCGCAGATGGAAAAACACCCTGAACTTCACTGCATTGGTGGATTGTATTGGTGTAAAGGTCCGGAAGGATGCGCGCACATCTGGGGTGATGTTAATGATCCGATCTTGAACTACAGACCACAGCCACCCCAAAACGGTAAATTGATTGAGTGCTATGGCACGTCGATGGGGTTCAATCTGTGGCGTCTGTCGATGTTCAAAGATACGCGCTTGAAGCAACCGTGGTTTGAAACATTGGATGGGTCAGATGGTCGCGGCGTCGGCACGCAAGATCTGCAATTTTGGACGGATGCCCGTAAGTTTGGATACCGCTGCGCCGTCGATTGTGATGTGCGTGTCGGTCATGTGGATTACACCGGATCCTTCGGTGTAAAGAACTTTGTGTGGTGAGATGAGGTATACAAAATGTCAGAAGTATTGAAACTAGATTTGGGCTGCGGCAAGAACAAAGCCGCTGGATTCCTTGGTGTCGACTCCATTCAATTTGAAGGCGTTGATGTCGTTCACGACCTTGCAGATAGATCACAGCCATGGCCATGGGCTGATTCGTCAGTGGATGAAGTAAATTGCTCACACTTCATTGAACACTTGACTAACTTCAACGAAAAATGGGAACGCGTGTGGTTCTTCAATGAGCTGTATCGCGTCCTGAAGCCTGGTTCCAAGTGCACGTTGATCTTCCCGCACTGGTGCAGCAATCGCTACTACGGCGATCCAACTCACAAAGAACCGTTCAGTGAAATGGGCTTCTACTATCTAGCGAAGGAATGGCGACTCGATCAAGGCAATGCGCCACACACTGACATATCAAAAAACCCGAATGGATATTCTTGTGATTTACAAGCTGGATGGGCGTACAGTTTCGGCCCAGCACTGCAAAACCGGACAGACGAATACAGGATGTACGCCTTGCAGAACTACAAGGAAGCCGCTATGGATATCATCGCCACGTTGACGGCAATCAAGAAATAGGTGGTTGTTTATGACGATACTTGGAACATACAGCTACTTTTCCCCTGAAATAGCGGATTGCTTCAGCGAAGCATTCGAGATGGCAGGTATCGATCCAAGCACTGCTGGATCTGATCACATCGATTCAATCATTCGCAGTATGAAGTTCATGCTGAATTCTGAGTGGCACACCATCGGAATGCGTCAATGGATGATCGAGCGATATAACCAAGCGATGACATCCGTCAACACGACGACACCAACGTTTGATCTACCAACGGGTGGTATCGACATCATGAACGCCGTGTTGGTTCGTAATAGCCGTGCCAGTCCAATGTACAAGATGAGTCGCGAAGAATATTTGGAGATCCCGGATAAGACTGTTCTTGGTAGACCGACTCGATACTTCTGTGATCGACGCTATGACAAGGTGACTGTGTACACATGGCAGCTACCAAGCCAAACAACCGATATCATGATGATCGATTACTTCAAGCAGATGTCGCAGCCTGGAAATATGTCCAACACGCTGCAGATGCCACCCCACGTACTGGATGCATTCATCCATGGACTCGCGGCACGTGTTGCTCAGAAATTCAATCAAGAACGATTTGCACAATTGCAATTATTGTATTGGGGTGCAAACCCAGAAAAACCGGGTGGTAAATTAGCGAGAGCGATGAGTGAAGATCGTGATCGTGCGGATGTGAAACTTACTATTGGCCTGCGGAGATAATGATGCGTAACGAAAAAGTTCGATTTGCAATTGATGACGATGGTTCTTTGTATGACTACAAGACTGGTAAGAATCATCAGCCGACCGGATTCTTAGTTGAAGATAAGGATCAATTTGATTTGGCAGAAGTGAAGCGCTGTATTGAATCGAATGAGTTCACGCACTCGGCACACGAACCGTTAATAGAGTGCGGAATATTCGAGCCTGCACCAGTAGCTCCAGTAGATCCAGTCGTTCCACCAGTGGTAACAGATCCAGCGCCACCAGTACTAACGGTAACCGCAAGTGGTTCTGATGCATTGTCTAACGTTGGCGCGGAAGGTTAATCGTGTCGAGCGGTGCATACGCAAAAGGATCTAAGGCATGGGGAATATGCCGTCGATGCGGGTTACGCGACCTGCTGAACAACCTCGTGTTCGACGAATATTATCCCGACTTGCGTGTGCACCCAGAATGCAAAGACTACAAACACCCACAAGAGCATCTTGTTGATGTACGTGACCCGATTGCATTGTGGAAGCCATCTCCAGAAGATGATGTGAATACACCGCCTGTTTTGAGTGGTGTGCAAAACCAAGGTGGCATTGGTTTGTCGTGGACTCCAGCAGAGTTCTTCACTGGCAGAGTGGAAAACTACAAGGTGTATAAATCAATTGGTGGAGCTGACTTCACGCTGCTATCAACCTTCGTTGTGACGTACACCTACGATGGTGAAATTGAGAGCGAAACATTATCGACCGAAGATCCGTCTGTTTCGCCTGGTGTGTTGGTAGATTATTACGTCGTTGCCTATGATTTCTACAACAATGCATTGCCGTCAAATATCGTAAGAATAAATGCAACTAGTGTATCCCTGTCGTGGAATTTAACAAACGAAGAAAGAAGCAGTCCCATAATTACAATTGCCGAGCCAATCATAAAAACATTTTTGGGTGAACTGATCATATTGAAAGAAGGAGCTTATGGTAACTCATTCATAGACGCAGGCTCTGCATTTGATGGGCCATGTCTTGCGCTTGCCTGTTACACAGCATCAGCCGGTGCTTTTGGCGGTAGCCCGGGCGAAAGCAAATACAGTACAACCCAGTTTACCGCTGGTTTGATACTAACAACACCAAGCACAAGTCCGTTATGTGTTGCATTGAGCACTAAAGCAACCCCGTATGCAGTTGTCGGAAGTGTGGCAGGAAAGATTTACAGCACAACCAATATCAGTAACTTTAGCAGTGCTTGGAATACGTTCACAGTTGGTGCGAATGATTACAACGCTGTTTCGTATCCATCTGGTGCGTATAACCCGGTGCTTGTTGGCAATGGCGGTTCGATTGCGGTTAGCACTAGTGTCTCCACGCAAACAGCGGTAAGTAGTCCAACTGGTAACGATTTATGGGGATGTTGTTACGATAGTTATACCAATCAGTACTTAGCGTGCGGTGCTGCTGGTACTATTTTAAAAACAAGTGATTCGACGGGCGCCACGGGATGGAGTTTGATTTCAATCCCTGGAATATCCGATGTCACGTTTTTTTCTATATCAGATAGTAGCAATTCTGGATTTGGTGTAGTCGCGTGTGGTTATGATGGCAGTGGACATGGTGTTGTAGCGGCTTCAATCGCTCCATATACAGCATGGACGGTTACAAGATTTCCATCGAAAGGGGGATTTAATGCCGTCACCTATAGCAATCGATACAGAACGACTGCAACACCGACAGGCTTTTACATCGTTGGTAATACAGGCGCTTCAATCGCCGCATTGAAATCGGAAACTGGCAGAGTAGATACATCAACGTGGATAAACGTAACCACCGGCACTACATCTGATTTGTATTGTGTCTCTTCTGGTGTAGTTAACGATCTTATTGCTGGCGGTAATTTAGGAACAATTTTGTTGAATCCATCGTAGGTGAAATATGAGAGGCTTTACATACACCGAGTTATACAACGCCCTCCAAACATGGACGAAGGACGCTGCGGATGAATACCAATCAGATCTCAATCGGATTATCGAGTTGGGTGAATTGAAATTGATCAAGGATCTCGATGTCACTATTTTTGACGTAAACGACAGCACGCCAGTGGTTACATCAGGATCGCGCAACGTCACCAAACCAACAGGATGTTTGTCGACCAACAGCTTGTTCTTGCTGACAAGCGGTACGCGCAGCCGATTGGTACAACGTAGTTTGGATTGGTGCTTGGAATACGCGCCAAACGTCACGACCGACACAGGAACACCAACCTTTTTCGCTGAGTTAAACAGCACAACGTGGTACATCGTCAAAACGCCTACAGCCACAACAACCTTGGATTCTTACTTTGTGAAGCGTCCCAACTCGATTGTTGATGACGATAGTACGTGGTTAGGCGATAATTGCGGCGACCTGTTGTTTTATGCATGTCTCGCGTCGAGTGAGCGCTGGCTTAAAGCAGATGATCGGTGGCAGGACATCATCACCGATTACCAAGATGCCCTACAAAAATGGAAGATCGAGAATCGAAACCTGTTGCGCAAAGGGGATTATTCACCTCTGATGCCAGCAGCTCAACCCATAAAGTAGGTGTGTCATGAGTGATACTTATTCGAACAATCTGCGCGTCCGTCTGCCGCAAACCGGCGCGTACAACGGGACGTGGGGATCAACGATCAATTCCGACAC